CGTGGAGTTTGACATTGGAATTGCGGCATCTGGTGTGATTGGCATCAATCAATCGGTGAAAATCATAGCTTTGGGAGCTTTGTCACGATTGCCAAAAGCATTAACCGAAGGTGTGTTGGCTAAAGATTTTGATGGGGATCAGATTCTCACGATTCTGACTGATCTGTTGATCAACTCATGGAACGAAGTGCCGGCAGCTTTGCAATGGGCAACCTATGATCCAACAGAGCAATGGCAAGATGCCCAAAACACGGGATTGGGTGAGATTGATACACCAGGCAATTACGAGTTGGCCAATCGTGGTTCATCAACGATCAATGTTTATTCATTAGTTTCAGCTTTAGCAACATCCGGATTGGGTTACATTTACGAAAACGCATTGGGGCAAATTTCATATGCTGACAGCACGCATAGATCGGTTTATTTGGCGGCCAACGGATACACCGATCTTTCAGCTGCTCAGGCTTTAGCCGATTCGCTATCGATCCAGACTCGCGCTGGTGACATCCGGAACGAAATTGTGTTGAAATACGGCAACAATTCCAACAATGAGGTTGTGGATTCTGATGCAACATCGATTGGCCTCTATGGCAAATTAGCGCAAATCATCACTACCACAATTGAAAATGCCAGCGATGCCGGGGATCAAGCTGCTTTTTATTTAACGCTAAGAGCCTATCCACAGGCCAATTTTAATCAAATCACTTTTGAGCTGACCAACCCAGAAATTGATGATGCTGACCGGGATGCATTAATCAACATTTTCATGGGGTTGCCATTGCGCATCAATGATTTGCCGTTGAACATGGCAGCTGGCACATACCTTGGTTTTGTCGAAGGTTGGACATGGCGTGCCGCATACAACAGCGTTTCGGTCACGGCTATCCTTTCCCCATTGGCATTTTCATTGCAAGCCATGCAATGGCAAGATGTCGCAATTGCAGAACAATGGAACACAATCAGCGGCAGCCTAGATTGGGCTGATGCGTTAGTCGTAGCGTAAGGAGAAAAAATGGCAAACCCGACATCGAATTTTAACTGGCAAATGCCCACACCGACAGATTTGGTCACGGATTTGCCAGCTGATTTTGAGGTATTTGGTCAGGCGGTCGATACATCGTTGGCCGATCTTAAAGGTGGCACAACCGATCAAGTGTTGGCCAAAAATAGCAACACAGACATGGATTTCAAATGGGTCACATCAGATGATGCTAACGCGATCCAAAACTCTATTGTCGATGCTAAAGGCGATCTCATCGCAGCTAGTGCAAACGACACACCAGCAAGATTGGCTGTCGGCAATAATGGGGAGCAAATTGTAGCAGATAGTTCCGCTTCGGTCGGACTTAGATACAGCGCAACGCCAAGCGCATCCAATCCAGTTCTAAATTCAGCAATGCAAGTGTGGCAGCGGGGAACATCTATTGTGCCAACTTCTAATAGTTATGTTGCAGACCGCTGGTATTCTTTTGCCAATAGTGCAGCGACAGCATCTCGTCAAAATACCAACGACACGACTAATTTACCTTCTATTCAATATTGCTTAAGGATGCAAAGAACCGCAGGTTCAACTTCTGTAGTGGCTTTTGTATTAAGTCAAAGTATGGAAACAATAAACTCAATTCCTTTTGCTGGTAAAACTGTCACTTTGTCTTTGTATGCTCGCAGAGGTGCAAATTATTCTGCAACTTCCAATTTTATGGGTTTTCGTCTTTGGTCGGGAACTGGCACAGATGAAAATCAAGCCTCTTACACAGGCGCGGCAATTCCGTTAGATGGGTCTGCAACTCTAACAACTACTTGGCAACGCTTTACAGTTACGGGAACAGTTGCAACATCAGCAACAGAAATAGCAGTTCAGATTTATGGCACGCCTACAGGCACAGCAGGTGCGGCAGATTTCTTTGAGGTAACAGGTGTGCAGTTAGATGTGGGAAGTGTCGCTTTACCATATCGCACCAATGCGGGAACATTTCAAGGAGAACTTAGCGCCTGCCAGAGATACTACTATCGAAATGCAAGTGGTCGTGCTTACGGACACATTGCTTTTGGTATGGCTTATTTAACGACAGGCGCATCATTTAATGTTGTTTTACCTGTAACTATGCGAGCAACACCGAGTTCTATTGAGTTCGCTAATTTGCAAGTAAATCAGCCAGGAACAGGTGGTTCAACAGTTACGACTTTAACTTATAGCCAAATTGAATCTAGTTTTAATTTTGCAAATGTTGCGGCTACTGGTTTATCAGGATTGACACAGTATCGTCCTTATTACTTAATCAACGACAATAACATCAACGGCTATTTTGCAGCCAGCGCGGAGTTGTAAAATGAATAATGTAGAGTTTATTAAAGTTACAAGTGGTGCGGGTATTGAAGAAGAACACGCAATTATTGACAGAGGCAACGGAGAGTTTACTTCAATGCCAAAGGCAGAATACGACCGCCAGCAAGCGGAACAATCCACACCGATGATTCCGGGCGATGAGTAACTTTCCACAAGGCACATTGCCGCGTTTGATTCAGGTCGCGCTCGCTGAGGTGGGCACAATTGAAACAGGCAACAATGAGACCAAGTACGGCAAATTTATGAAAGCCGACAAGCTGCCATGGTGTGGCTCGTTTCTCAATTGGTGTGCTTATCAAGCCGGGGTCAAAGTGCCAAATGTTGTAAGCACGCGAGCTGGAGCTGAGGCATTTAAGAAAACGAAGCAATGGCACACAACGCCAAAAATTGGTGACTTTGTTTTCTTTGATTTCATCATTGATGACAAAGAAACGATCAATCACATTGGCTTGGTAATCCGAGCATCGGAAAAACAGATCGTGACCATCGAAGGCAACACATCAGGCGGATCAGGAAGCCAGCGCAATGGTGGCGAGGTCATGGTCAAATCAAGAACTTTGGGAGCACGCTCATTTGTTATCGGTTACGGCCGACCAACTTATGAGCCATTTTCCGGTGATTTACCGGATCGACCAAAAGGAGAAGAATAATGGAGCAAGCAAAAGCAATTGCAGCATCATGGGCGCGCTCATACATAGCAGCAGCTTTGGCCGTGTACATGGCCGGTGGAGACATCAAGGCAATGGCGATGGGTGGCGTGGCAGCTGTTGTGCCGGTAATTTTGCGCTGGTTAAATCCAGCTGACAAAGCTTTCGGATCAACGGGGAAATGATCCCGAAACTACGCGCGGCAGGTTTAGCTTTGATCCTTTCGCTAAGCCTTGCCGGGTGTGGTTATGATGGTTGGGTCAGATACCCATGCCAAGAGCATGAAAATTGGGAAAACAAAGATTGCCAGAAACCTCAATGCAAGGTGACTGGCACTTGTACAGAGGATTTGATAGGCAATGCCTTCCAAGAGTAAAGAGCGATTAAGCCAAGAGGACATCAAAGCACGGCTCATGTTTCTCATTGGCTCGGTGCTGGCCATTGTGTTTCTTATTGTCACTTTGGGCATCACTTACGCATTGATCTTTGTGACACAGCCAATTGGAGCACAAGCTCCCAATGATGCAGCTTTCATTGATCTGCTTAAAACATTGGCGATCTTTCTCACCGGGTCATTGGGTGGGGTTTTGGCATCTAATGGCCTTAAAGATAAAACCACAAAATCAGAATATGAAAAAAGCATTGAGAGGCGTTTAGGCGGTAGCGACACGCCATGATTTGAGCGTGATTCTTGAATTTGTCTGCTTATCCTGTCACTCTCTCTTTTGGGAGCGAAGCACAGTAGTTCCCGAATCGGGAGCAATACAATGAACGAAGCATCAATTGTAATCATGTGTTTGATTGCTGGAGCCTTTTGGGCTGTCATGGCCTATTCGGTAGGTTTTAAGGAAGGCGAGCGACAAGGCTATACAAGAGGCCGAGCCGTAGCACGCCATGCTGTATCAGCTGATCGGAAGGTCAAATGATGGCCTCTTTTATGGATGGATACGAAGGCAACAAAGAGCGCACAGACCGCTGGATTGCCACATTTCCGCAAGGTAGGTTGGAATCGCACATTATTGAATTCAATGCCGAAAAAGGCTATGTCCTTGTACAAGCAAAAGCATTTCGCAATCAAACCGAAATCGATCCAGCTGGCATTGATTATGCATACGGCTATCTTGCAGCTTATCCAGACAAAATGAAACGCTGGATGATTGAGGACACTTGCACATCAGCTTTGATGCGCGTGATGGCCTTGGTTATGGGCAACACCGAAAAGGCAACCAAAGAGGTGATGGCTTTAGTTAAGAGCGAAACACCGGCAGCCGACTATGACTATTGGACAACCAAACATGGCGATGTGCCGAGTTATCAAACAGCGGTCGAAGCTGAGCAAGCTGGCACACCAACATTTGGATCATCAGCCGATTCTGCATGGACAGCTGATGCCGTGCCATCGTGTTTCCACGGATCAATGCGCTGGAATCAAAGCAAGCCAGATGCACCCAAATCATGGGGCGGCTACTTTTGCAGCGAGAAAATCAAAGAGAAGCAATGCACACCGCGTTGGTATGTCTTGCGCAGCACAGGAACATGGGAGCCACAAGTATGAGCGACTATGTTGAGATCATCTATACACAAGAGATGAAAGCGCGATTGATGTGCAATGGCGAAATCATTGAGGAATACAAAATTGAGCAATGCGACAAATGCTCACAGCTAAGGCGATTGGATCATTTCGGCTACCAAAAAGGCTATGACAAGCAAGACAACATCATTTGGTTCTGTGGTGATTGCCGATGATAGATCGCATTGAAGAAGTGCAATGCATGATTGCAGCCATCCAACATTGTCATGATCGATCAGCTGATCACAACTCACGCATTGTCAAAAACCTTTCGTGGTTTGAGTATGTGGCACAGATGGGCGAATCAATGGCAGCTGAGTTATTCGTGGCCAAGCGATTGGGTTATGAGTACACACCGGGCATCACATGGGATAAGTCAAAGGCCGATGTGGGCGAACACATCGAAGTCAAATGGTCAGCCAATCCAGCCAGCAATTTATGGATTCAGGATTCAGATCGCCATGACCGAGACATTGCCGTATTGGTTACAGGCAACACACCCAAGATGCACATTATTGGCTGGATGCCCGTGGCCGTAGCTAAAAAACCACGCTACCGAAACGCATCACAAAACAATTGGAGCGTGCCACAAATCAATCTGCAACCAATCGAAACACTTATGAGGAGCAATTATGCACATCCTGCAATTTGATTGTTCGATCTGTTCAAAGCTTTACGGAAAGCCAAAGCAACGCCATGGACTCAAGAAAGGTGCAGAATTAACAGAGCATGAATGGTTTGCACAATGCATGAGCTGTGGCACATTTGGAATCAAGATCGTTGATGATGCTCGGATTGACGAAATGTCATTGTGAATAAGTTATCCACAGGCTTTGTCCACAGGTGTGCGAAACCTGTTGGAATCGCCCAAGATTACGCTCGGTATTTGACAACGCATATACCATCTACACGAGGTAGCGAGCCGGTGAGCCGGATAGCTCGCAGCCGATGTTTGATGGTTTTGGCCGTGCTATGTCTTGTTGGCACAACACCGGCTAACGCAACAAAAGAAGTTAAACCATCGATTGATTATCTAAAGTTATATGCACATTCAAGGATTGTTAATTGGCAAGAATTCAAATGCTTTGACAAACTGATAACAAAGGAAAGCAATTGGCGTGTTAATGCAATCAACGGATCGCACTTTGGTTTAGGCCAGATGCGTAATCCAAAGTACAGAAACCTTGATGGCTTTCGCATGATTGACTGGAGCCTCCGCTATATAGATCACAGATACCAAGGCTCAAGCTGCAAAGCCTATGAACATTGGCAGAAGCGTGGGTGGCATTGATGTCACGCAATTGGAAAGGTGGTAGCACAGCGCGGTGGCGTAAGATCAGAGAGATGGTGCTTAAGCGTGATGGTTGTTGCCAGATATGCGGTCAAACGGAAGGCCAAATGCATATTGATCATGTAATTCCAAAGCGATTGAACGGGAGCGATGAATTATGGAATTTGAGGCAATTATGTCAAAAATGCAATTTGGTCAAAGGTGGTCGTTTTTTTGAGGCGGCTAAGACAC